CATGACTTATTATTTCAATTCTTTTCCTAAAGTCTCATACGATTTGAAGAAAAACAGCAGACCAAACGATGTGACAAACATTATGTTACGATATAAACTGACGGCTGCTCTTAAAGGCAGACCTATGAACTATTATACTTATTCGATACCCGAAGGAGACAGGCCTGATAATGTTTCTTTTACTCTATATGGTATCTCTTCGTATAGTTGGTTATTATTATTAATCAACTCTATGCATGATCCTAATTATGATTGGCCGCTTTCTCAACGTAATTTTGTTGGGTTTCTAAAAGCAAAGTATGGTAGTGTACCGGCATCACAATCAACTGTTCATGAATATCGCCAAGTTGTTAATGAACAATATCGATTGTTTGATGATACTATTATACCTAAAAAAACATTAGTAGTAGATGAAACCACATATAATACACTTAATGTATACTCTAGAGAAGTAGTGTACAAATATGATTATGAGGAAGAACTTAATAACGAACGTAGAAATCTATTATATATTCCATACAATTCTTTAAGTACTATTCTTTCAGACATAGATAGTGTTTTTATATAATGAGCACCGTTTCTTTTTTAAATGACAATATTGAAATTGAAGTAGCTAGTCTTTTAGCTACAGATGGTTCTACTATTGATATTCGATATTCCATCTCGGATATGACTATACAAGAGAATATTTTTAGTCAATGTATGAGTGGTAGTGTATCTATTATGGATGGTATGTCTTTAATAGACAAGCTTCCTATAGTTGGGGAAGAATTTTTTACTATTAGATTCCGCACACCAGAATCTGGTAATATTTTTGTTACTAAAACATTTGCCGTTTATAATGTGACTAATAGAGTTAAAGTAGACGAGAAATTAGAACATTATAGATTAGATTTAATATCTCTTGAAGGTATTATTAACACTATGTCTACGGTCGATCAAAATTTTGTTGGTCTAAGATATGACGAAATAGCAGCAAAGGTGTTTAAGAATTATATTTCTGATTCGCAATTAAAGGGTGGACCGGGTGCGAGTACTTTTATGAGTATTCCCAGGTTCAAGAAAACTTTAGATGTGGATAGATCTTCTGGTTTACAATCTATGTCTACTGTAGGCGATTCGCCTTTCAAAGTAATACAGAAGTGTGCTGATTTAGCTCAATCTGAAGATTATCCAGACGGTGATTTTCTTTTCTATGAAGACAGAGATCAATTTAATTTTTATCCTGTTAGTTATCTATTAGAACAGGAGCCTACTAAATTAGCCGAATATATAATGGGCGACCATGGTATGCCCGAACAAGGACTTAAAAAAGAAAACAAATATCGATTTAATATAGTAAATCAGATGGAATATAATGCTGGGCCTAATGCTTTAGAATCTTCTAATGGAGGAATGTACGGCAATCAAATTCACGCATTTGATCCTATTCTAAAGAAGAGAAGTACTATTGTTAACAATTATCTAAAAATTCAAAAAGATAAAAATACTCCATCATTTAAAACGTTAGACAAACATAACTTAGTAAGCGAGAATTCTATTTACGCTCAAGACACGGGAAGTTCCCACGCTCAGTACTATATCAACAATATCTTTGATAAAAATTATGAAGATGTAACATATATGAAAGACCGTATTACAGAAAAAAATGATAGATATTTAGTTCATCATGACAACTCATATAAAAGCAGAGGTCGAACTGCAATGAAGTTTGGATTATTGAATACTTATGCTCTTACGATTGCAGTTGGTGGTAATAGCAATTTGAAAGTTGGGATGGTTATAAACTTGAATATTCCACTTAGTTCAAGTTTAGAAGAAGACAAACTAAAACCTTATTCTCATCTGTTTGGTAATAAAGAAAGTAACAAATTTTTAATTACTACATTAACTCATAATTTTATTGCTACTGAAGGTAGATATTTTACATATCTTACTTTAGCAAAAGACAGTCATTACAATGACGTTAATATATCATATGGTGGAAGGTTGAAGAACGATGCCTGATAAAGTAAAAAATAATTATTTTGGAATGAATTTGGTATGGTTTTTTGGAGTTGTAGAAGATAGAAACGATCCTATTAAGTTAGGCCGGGTACGGGTGCGTTGTCATACATGGCACACTGAAGACAAAACGCTTTTACCCACCGAAGCATTACCTTGGGCACAATGTATTCAGCCAATCACTTCCGCAGCTACTAGTGGCATAGGCCGTTCTCCGACAGGATTAGTAGAAGGTTCGTGGGTATTCGGATTCTTTATGGATGGTCAAGATGCACAGAAACCTATGATTATGGGTTCTCTAGCAGGTATACCCACAGAAAGTCCTAATAAAGAAAAAGGCTTTAATGACCCTAATGAAGTATTTCCATCACTTATAAATGAACCTGATGTAGATAGATTAGCAAGAAACGATCTTACTCCATTAGAATCACCTCTATTAGCTACTAAGGCTGCTGGCTTAACAACAGGTTCTTTGTTGCCTCATGGTCAAGGTACGTGGAGTGAAGAGGGTAGTAAATATAATGCAAAATATGCTAACAACCACGTTACTAGAACCGAAAGTGGACATGTATTTGAAATAGATGATACCCCAGGCCATGAAAGAATACACGAATATCATAAATCTGGTACATTCAAAGAAATTACTGCTTCTGGCAATACTGTTACTCGTATTGTAGGTGATAATTATACTATAGTTTTAAAAGACAATTATGTAAGAATTAAAGGCAAGACGAATGTTCATATTGATGGTGATTGTAATATGTATATAGGTGGTAATTGGAATGTACAAGCCAAAGGAAATATTGATATTCGTGGTGCAAGAATAGATCTAAATAAGGAATAAAAGGATATATAATATGCCTGGTGTAGTTAGAACTAATCTAGATAAACATGTAGGTCATGCTAGTCCTACACCAAATCCTTTCCATCAAACTAGCTATGCAACAGGGTCTATGAATGTATATGCAAATGGTGAAAAAGCAGTGAGAATAGGAGATACGACTGGTTGTGGTGACCCTGCTACTGAGGGGTCTCCTAATGTTTTTGTGAATGGTATTAAATGGCATCGTCTTGGTGATGCTACAGGTGGACATGGTAGTTGGGTTCCTAATCAAGCACAATCGGGTTCTTCTAATGTATTTGCTAATGGTGGTTAATAATGTATATTATATCTAATAAAGTTTTGGTATCATTAAGAGTATTTTATTATATGCCAGACTATAAAAATATAATACAAGAACTTATGTGGCAAACAATGGATGTGAAACCGAAGTATCCTAGAGTGAATAAATACTTGAATTACTGGAAGAATAATATAGAAGCCGTAATAGCAGATATAGAAATAGCAGAAGCAAAACAAACCCAACCAAAGATTAGATCTGTCGCAGATATCTTTAAATATTGATATAAATAAAAGAAAAGGAATGTGTTTGTATGTCTATAGATCCACGAAGAAACGAAGTAGTATATAAGGATCTAGGACTTTCATTTATACCACATCCAGTAACTAAAAATGTGGGTGTACTTAAAAACGAAAATGCTGTAAAACGAGCAGTTCGCAATCTTATTTTAACTAATAAAGGCGAACAAGTTTTTGATGAACTATATGGTGGTAATATAACATCTTTATTATTTGAAAACATTACACCCGTCACCATAATTGATATTAAAGAAAATATTAAAACAGCAGTAACTGCTAACGAACCTAGAGCCACAGTAATAGATGTAGAAGTTATAGCATCGCCTGATTTGAATAGTATTAAAATTAATATAGTATTTCAAATTAATGAATCGCCCAATGCAAGTATATTAACATTCAACGTTGAAAGAGTCCGATAATGGCATCTTCTAGTACCTTAACAGTTTCAGAACTAGATTTTGATAAAATTAAAACAAATCTGAAGACTTATTTACAAGGTCAAACAGAATTTAGTGACTATGACTTTGAAAGTTCTACTCTATCTATTCTACTAAATGTGTTATCGTATAATACATATCATAATGCATTCTATCTTAATATGGTTGCAAATGAAATGTTTCTAGACTCAGCACAACTGAGAACTAGTGTCGTCTCCCGCGCAAAAATGCTAAACTATACACCAAGATCTGCTACAGGTGCAACGGCTGCAATTAGTGCTACAGTTACACCAAACGATACACCAGCGAGTATTACAGTAGCTGCTAATACTCAATTTACATCTACTGTAAATGGTATTAGTTACTTATGGGTAACTTCTGAATCTACTTCATTGGCCAGTCAGCCTAATGGAACTTGGATGGCTACATTGAATATTGTAGAAGGTACCCCTTTACAACATAGATTTACTGTAAACACTACTAATCCAACCCGATATATTTTGCCTAACGAAAATACTGATACTAGCAGTTTTACAGTTCGTATTCAAGAGTCTGTATCAAATAGCGCGGTCACAACATATTCATTAGTATCAGACCTGTCTACCGTTAATAGCATTTCATCAATTTATTATTTACAAGAAAACGAAGATAATTTATATGAAGTTTATTTTGGTGACAACGTATTCGGTAAAAAGCCTATTAATGGAAACATCGTAATCGTAGACTATCGTGTAGTCAGTGGTACCGCAGTCAATGGAGCGAATACGTTTGCATCTCCATCTAGTCTAGGTGGGTATACAAACTTTACTACTACTACCACATCGGTTGCACAAGGTGGGTCTCTACAAGAGAATATTGATAGTATCAAATTCAATGCACCCTTTAAGTTCCAAGCACAAGATAGATTAGTGACTATGCAAGATTATAAGAATATTATACTATCTGAAAACGGTGATATATCTTCTATATCTGTTTGGGGCGGAGAAGATAATAGTCCACCAATATATGGTAAAGTCTTTGTTGCTGCTAAACCTTCTAGTGGTGCGTTACTTTCGACTCAAAAGAAAGAATCTATTCGTAATTCATTAAAAAGTAGAAATACTTTATCTATTGATGTAGAGATGGTAGATGCAACCTATATGTATATTATTCCTACAATTTCTGTTCGATATAATCCTGAACTTACTTCGCTATCAGCGGCTGATTTGAATAAAAAAATACAAAATGCATTGATTTCATTCGAAACAGATAATTTAGGCACTTTCGGTAATAAATTTTATTCGTTTGAGATGATAGAGAAATTAAAAGCTGCTGATGTTAGTTTTATATCTGTAGATGCTGATATACAACTAGAGAAAAGATTTGTGCCTGTTATTGATGTAATTTCTACTTATCAATTGAATTTCAATCAGGCCGTATATAAACCCCATGCAGGACATCTAGGTTCTATATCTTCATCTACATTCACTATAGATGATACTACTAAATTAGCAATAGATCATGACGGGTATAATACATTAAGAACATTTACAATCGATGTTGGAGATACGAATATTAGAGATCTTGATATCGGTACTATAGATTACGATACGGGTATAATAACAATTCTTAATACAGCAATAGCTGCTTTTGATGGTAGTTATCTCTCTGTCAAAATGACGCCTAAAAATAAGAATATATTTGGTTTACGAAATCAGGTTCTTCTAGTATCTGGTGCTAGTATAACAACAGTAAACGATGATACAGAAGAGGTAACTTCTTCAGTTGGCTTGGTGGCAACAAAAGGAGTTAGTACTACTATTATTACAGAAACGGCTGTTGCTACTATCGGAACAACTTTGAGCTATAGTATCTAAAATGATTACTAGTAGAAAAACATCAACACTAATAAATGAACAACTGCCAGATTTCGTCACTGAAGAAGGCCCTAAATTAGAAGCGTTCATTAGGGCTTATTATGAATGGATGGAGCAAAGTAATAACGCTATAGAAGTCTCTAAAGATTTGATGTCGAGAGCAGATCTTGATACTACTCCAACTGATTATTTTCAGTATTTCAGAAATGAAATATTTAAAAATGTACCAGACGATGCTGTTGTAGATAAATCACTTCTTGCAAAAAATATTCGTAGTTTGTATTATAGTAAAGGAACTGATAAGTCTTATCGAATTCTTTTCCGGGCTATGTTTAATGAAGATATAGATGTTTATTTCCCAAGCGATTATATTCTTAGAACGTCTGATGGTAGATGGAACGAACCTACCATTATTAGATTAGTTGGTATAAATCTCACACAAGCTGAAGGTCTTCTAGGACAATTATTAACAAATCGTTCAACTGGTGGAACGGCTAGAGTAGAAGAAATAGTACAAACCCAAGAAGTAGGCTCTACTATTACTGAAGCTACAGTTTCTAATGTAGTAGGTAGTTTTGATGATGGCCAATCAGTAATATCTGATATTACTAGTACAATCGCTGATATTTATGGGTTGTCTGGTGGATTAGAGAATGTTGCAATTCAATCGGGTATTGTTTCCTTGCCCCGTGGTTTTGGTGCGGGTGTGTTCCATCAATCTGGCGACTTAATTACGTTTACATCAGATGCTGGTAGTGGTGCTAATGGTACTATTATAGCAACTAATGATCAGTCTTCTATTAATGTGGCTATTATATCTGGTGGTAGTGGTTATGTTAATAATTTACCTTTAATATTCACTGGCGGTACTGGGCTGGGTGCTGTAGGTAAAATTAGTAGTATCGGCAACACAAGTGTTCAGAGTATTTGTCAAGATACTATCATACCTATGGCTAATATTCGTTTGAATCATGGATTAAGATGGGTGACTGGTAGTGGTAATACTGCTTCTGTTTCTGCCAATCTAGCTGTAGCAAATATATCAAGTTCGATTATTACTGGACTATTATTTCAAAATACTACTACAGGTACCATCACTTCATTATCTATGAGTAGATATGGTAGTGGTTATGGTAGCCTTCCTGGAGTAACAGTAGTAAATCCAACAATTGCCGCAGCAGGACTAGCCGATGCACACGACGGTGGTATTTTAGGACAGAATGCAGTATTAAATCCTATACATTTGCCCGGCTCCATTACAGAAGTTGAAATAAATGCAAAAGGTGTTGCTTATAGTAAGTTCGAAAATATTGGCATCGTTAACAGTTCACGGGTTGGCACAGTTAATGCTATAGCAACACCTATCGTCTCTGGTGTCTTTGTTAGAACTGGTAAATATCTATCTACTAAAGGCTTTTTAAGTAACGACCAAAAACTACAAAATGATTTTTATCAAGAATTTAGTTATGTTGTTAAATCATCAAGAGGTATTAATACATATCGAGAAACAGTTAAAAAGTTATTGCATCCAGCAGGCACTAAATTGTTTGGTGAAACTACAATTATATCTAATATCACCGCTTCTCCTATTATAGAATTTGATACCGACATATTTATAAATCTGGGTGCTATTAATACTGCTAACTTTGCTAATACAGTATCAGCAATAGAACCGCCGTTTAATGAAACTTCTGGTAGACTATATGTTTACAATTATATCACGTTAGCACCTTATCTAACAGCTAATCTAGGTCATGGTACAGTTCGTCCATCTAAAACAATACCAACTACACTTAGTGTATTTGGCAGTATACCTATATTAGATCTAAATAATCATAAATTAGCATTTGGTAATAATACACATTTCAATCCTTCATCGGCTGGTACACCAGCTTCGGGTCAAACTATGCCGGGCTTTATTCGTACACTATCACATAATGCTAATGTAGTTGTCGGTAATGGTGGAACTATATTTAATAGTAAACATCAAGTTGGCGATATGATAAATGCTATAAATACAGCTAATGATACTTCTATCTTTGTTAGAATTGTTTCTATTGCTGGTGCTAGTTCGATGGTTACCAATCCAATATTAACTTATTCTAATACTACATATACATCAGCCGGCGCTAATTCTTTTGCTCTAACATCAAATACTACAGTGGGTGCTGTATTAAAACAACCACCTCCATTATTAAATACATATGATGTAGTTATATTCAATTCTACAGGTTCTAATACAGACGGACAATATACTGTCAATGTGGTATCTTCGGCTGTTAATAATATGATATCATTAGGCCAATCTTATGGTGGTCCTACGTTATCTAGCGGAAGATTTGCTTACGTCGGGCATTGACCTAATAAATAAGTATAAATAAACAGACATCAACAGAGAAGAATCGATATGGCAGGAATTGTTACATACAAGTTTAGATTAAATAATGCTACTCAGTTCTATGAGTCGTTTACTGAGGCGGCTAATATTAATACTAGGTATTATATGTTTTTAGCTAGGTCTAATGCTTGGAGTGATGATTCGAGTCCTCCTACACCTACTGATACTATTCAAAATACAGATTTTAATGTCTGGCGGAATATGTTAGCGGCTAAAAGAGTAAATAGTTCTGATATTAGATTTGCTATTCCTAGATACACCTGGGCAACCGGTACTGTATATACACCATATTCTCATAGAAATTCTTCTTTATATGGTAGTTCTTTCTATGTAGTTACTTCTGGTTATAATGTATATAAATGTATGGATAATAATGGTGGTGGTAATTCGACGGTAGAACCTACTTCTACATCTACCGGAATTGTTAAAATTGCTGATGGTTATCAGTGGAAATTTATGTATAATATTAATACAGCAGACGTTCTAAAGTTTGTCACTACTGGTTATATCCCCGTAAAAACATTAACTTCTGATGATAGTTCTAGTCAATGGACTATACAAGAGGCCTCTGTTAATGGTGCGGTAGAGTTCGTTAAAGTTAATACTGCTGGTACTAATTATCTTGGTACCAACGGTTCATTTGCTTCTATAGCAAACTCATCTACAATGGCTCTAGCATCACATTCTAGTGGTACTGATAACATCTATAACTATTCTTCAATTTATATTAGTGGCGGTTTAGGATCTGGTCAGCTAAGAAGAATTATTAATTATGTTGGTTCTTCTAAAACAATTACTGTTAATGGCGCTTTCACTACTAGTCCCAATACAACATCTACTTATTATGTTGGGCCACGTGTTAGTGTAGTAGGAGATGGTAGTGGTGCTTTAGCATATGCTAACGTCACGCTTCCAGCTTTAGCATCATCGGCAACTGGTAATAGTATTAATGAAATTATTATTATTAACCGAGGAACTAACTATTCTAAGTATGAAATTGTTATTAATGCAAATACTTCTCATGGTGCTAGTGCTGCGGCTAATGGTGCAATTGCTCCTATAGGTGGACATGGTAAAGACCCAGTGAAAGAATTGGGCGGCTATAATGTAATGTTGTCTTTGAAGATTGAAGGAAACGAGACAGGTACATTATTTACAAATAACGATTTCCGTGTAGTAGGTCTTATTTCAAATCCAGTATTAGCTAATGGTTTACAAGCTAATAGTACAGTATATGACTTAACTACTAAATTAACAGTAACTAGTAAATCCGCGGCGCTGTCTGGAGATGAGATTGTTACTGGAGGTACTAGTGGTGCTCAGGGACGATATGTTACTTTTGCAAATACCAATGCATCAGGTACTGCTGGTATTATCAGTGTGACAGGCGTCACGGGCACATTTGTTGCTTCTGAATCAATAACTGGTAACACTTCTAGCGTAACCGCTACTGTAGCTTCTATAAATAGTAGAGACTTGAAAGACTTTGAAGGTGATATTCTTTATGTAGAAAATCGTCTGCCAGTGTCTAGATCATCAGACCAGAGTGAAGACATCAAACTTATTGTAAGATACTAAGGTATATAAAACATGGCATTAGAGACCAACTTCAACGTATCACCATACTTTGACGATTTTGAAACAGTCGCAAAGGTTAAAAGATATCATAAGATACTCTTTAAGCCTGGCGTAGCTGTTCAAACACGGGAGTTAACCCAGTTACAATCGATGCTACAAGAACAAGTGGCACGATTCGGTACAAATATTTACAAAGATGGTACTATTATTGATGGTTGTGAGTTTCAATATGATGCGAACGTAGCCTTTATTAAATTAAGAGATGCCGACATTGGTGGTAATAGTGTTGTTGTATCAGCGTTTGCCAATGTAATCGTTCAAGGTGCTACTACTGGCGTTCGGGCTAAAGTTGTTGCTACTGCTTCGGGTACACAAGCGGGTGCCCCAAATTATAACACATTCTTAGTTAAGTATATAGACGGCGGCACCTCTAAAACTAATAAAACTTTTGGTCTTAATGAACAATTAGTATATTTACCAGCAGATGGTGGTTCAGGCCAAAGAGCTAATACTATTACTTCTGGAGCATTTGGCTTCGGTTCTGTTTTCCATATCGGCGGTGGTATTATCTTTCAAAAGGGTAATTTCATCAATGTAGAATCTCAAGTTATTATTCTAGAAAAATATTCTACTACGCCTTCATCTAGAGTAGGATTTACTACTGTTGAAGCAATTGTTACTTCTACTACTGACACCACACTACTAGATAATGCAACGGGATCATATAACTATAATGCTCCTGGTGCTGATAGACTTAAATTAACTCCTATTCTAACAAAGAAAGCTCTTACTGATACTGCTAATACTGTCAACTTCCTTCCTATCTTTAAAGTAACGGATGGTGTTGTATCATATATAAGTAATGAAACTGAGTTTAATGTTATTGGTAGAGAGTTAGCTAAAAGAACGTATGAAGAGTCTGGCAACTATCAATTAAAACAAATGAATGTTCAAGTTAAAGAACATTTAGATACTGGTACTAATTTTGGCAGATTTACTGCTGGTGCTGGTGGTGATAAAGATAAACTTGCTATCGGTGTTGATCCAGGTGTAGTATATATTCAAGGGTATCGACTCGAAACTCTAGCAACTGAATACATCACAACTAATAAAGCAACAACTACTAATACTGAAATTAGTTTATCTGTTACTGCCAATTTTGGTAACTATGTTCTCGTTAATGAACTATGTGGAACATGGGATCCTACAACATTACAAACAGTTAGTCTTCGTAGTGTAGCTAGAAAGTCTATATCTACTACATTATTAGGTACAGGCGCAGCGGCGGGTGTTGAAATAGGAACTGCTAAAGTTAAAGCTGTAACCTATTCGTCTGGTACTATGGGTAAGAAAGACGGTGTTTTTAAGTTATATCTGTTTGATTTAGATATGAGCGTTTCTGGAAAAACTTTCGGTGATACACGTGGGTTTTATGTGAACAATGCTTCTGGCCCAGATAATCATGCTGATGCAGTATTAGAAACAGTTGTAATTGGTACAACTGGTGGTGCCTCGACTGCCACTACGTCTATTAGAGCAGTTCTTAAAGAAACGGGTTTTAACAAAGGTATCTTTGCTTTAGGTACAAATTCTACAAAACAAGTTAAGACTACGGCAGGAGCTTTAAATGCTACATATGAATTCCGTGATAAAGCATCTTTAAGTTTTAATACTGGTGGTATCGGTGTATTAAGTTTATCCGGTGTTCATGCTGGAGGTACAGAAGAATTCACGTTCGGTACCGGAGCTTTAAATGATACACAAAAAAGAACTATTCAAGTTGTTACTAGTAAAACCGCACAGACTGCTAGTCTGCCTGGATTAGTAAAACAGGTACATGGTTCTATCGCTAATACACAAATGGCTAATACATTAGTTGGTAATACCGGCTGTAATTGGACTACTAGTCTAAAAGTCGGTGATTTTATTTCTGTATCTAATTCTGGTGGTAGTGGTTCTGTTACTACTAAAGTTGTTACTATTTCTAATAATACAGTAATGGTTACTAATCCTGCTATCGGTGTACTAGGTAGTTTTCATACTTTAGCAGCAGCCGGTGCCGCAGGTACTGGTAAAGTTCATAAGATCTTCCCAACAGGATATATCTTTGATCTTACGGCCAATGGTGCCAGTGGAACTGAACGTACTAGTGTTATTGATAGTACTACTCAAATGACATTAAATCTAAGAGAAACTATTGCTAATACAACTACTATGACTGTTTTCTTTAATAATAAAAGAGAAGCAGCGGCTGCAATTACTAAAACAGTTCGTAAGAGTAGAATCGTTAGATTGAATTTGGCGGCTGGTTCTGGTATACTCGGCCCATGGTTCTTAGGTGTTGCTGATGTATTTAAACTTAGAGGTGTTTATGTAGGTCCGGCATATTCATTAACTAATAGAAATCTAGTTAATGAATTCCGTATTATTAGAAACACAGATGATACCATATATAAAACTTCTAAACTAGCTATTAAAGATAGTAGTACAGTAGTCTTAAAAACAACAGATAGAGTAGTAGTAGAGTTCGATTATTTTGAACATACTCGTTCTGGTGGTATTGGCTTTGCTACTGTAGATTCATATGTAATTGATCCAAACGAATCTACTTCAAATACTACTGCTATTGTCACCGCAGAAATTCCTCGATATTCTTCTACTTCTACCGGTGTTTATGCACTTCGTGATTCATTAGATTTTAGACCTCGCGTTAAATCTAATTCTAATACAAATCTAACTGTACTCACTAATTCGGCCGTTAATCCTGTAGCTAATACTACTATTGATGTTGATAGTGACGGCTCATATGTGCCTATACCAGATTCAACGTTTACAAGTGATGTAGTATATTATATGCCTCGGGTTGATCGAGTTGTAATGGGTAAAGATGGTAAAACAAAAGTTATAGCAGGCATCTCTTCTCTTACCCCACGTCCTCCTCAAGAACCCACAGAATCCATTACACTTTCAATGTTAGGTATTACACCATATCCTAGTCTTTCATTAGAGAATTCTCGAACTTTTACTGATCCACAAAGTAATCTTATTAGATCCGATTTAGCTGTTATAGTAAGACCTTCATTCCACAGACGTTATACTATGCAGGATATCGCCAGTATCGATAGAAGAATCGATAGACTAGAATATTATACTGCCTTAAACCTATTAGAAAAAGAAGCTAAAGATTTATCAATACCAGACGGTAACGGATTAGATCGTTTCAAAAATGGTATCTTCGTTGATGCATTCTTTGGACATCAAAATGCTGATCTTACAGATCCTTCATATGCAGCATCGATAGATAAAAATAAAGGTGAACTTAGACCCAACTATGACTCCCAACTTATTGATATACAATATAATTCTGCTTTATCAACTAATGTGTCCCTTAAAGGCAAACAACTTCGCTTAGATGTAACTTCTAATACTAATTCATATCAGAATGATGATATCGTTTATCTAGGAGGAAGTTTAGGTGGTGCTACTGCGGCTGGTACTGTAAGAACTGTAGTTGCTAATAGTAGTGTAGTTAGATTGTATCTACATAATGCTAATGGTACATTTACTACTACTACTCTTAAAACTAATGGTTCTAGTAAAACTTCAACTATCTCCACTATTCAAGATGCTGGAACAGGCGCATTATTGACACTACCATATACTAATCAAATCTATATTGATCAGCCCTATGCGTCTAAAACAATTAATCCAGTAGGAGAACTATCATTCAATTGGGTTGGTAATCTTACTTTGATTCCTGAAGGTGATCATTGGGTAGATCTGACTACTGAACCAGATCTCCAAGTGTTCGTTGATAATTCAGCGGCTGGTATGGCTTCTGCTGGGACTTCTTATGGCGATTGGAATGATAACGGTAGTTCATCAACCGAGACACACGAATTTTTAGGATGGGGCGGCCCTGGTCAAGAATTTGAACATCTTGGCATTGATGTTAGCGGAGATGCCCATGGTGCAGTAGATACTCGTACCACTACTACAACGACAAATCAATCTCGGTCAGTTACCACAGTAACTGCTACTCCCTTCGAACGTAAAGAACGATCTGGGCCATTCCTTAAAAAAGTAGATATTGTACCATATATGAGATCCAGACTGGTTGAATTTGTTGGCACTGGTATGAAACCCAATACAAGAGTTTATCCTTATTTTGATAATATTCTAGTCAACGATTATGTCGTACCAACTACTAGAACATATGCTAATACGGCAAATCTTGGTGGTGCATTAGAAACAAATGCTAATGGCGCTGTTTTTGGTGTATTTGTTCTTCCAAATGATGCATCATTAAAATTTAGACAAGGCGAACGGCCGTTTAAAATAGTAGACATTTCTAATACAGTTACACAGGCCGGATCGCAAACTACTTCTGCTACGCATAATTATACTTCGATAGGGTTAGCTTCTGCGGAACAGCATACTATGACTACTACAAGAGAAGTCCATTTAACAACCAATACTACAAACGAGGGTCGCACCCAAACAAGTACATTCCAAGATATTGTAGATCATAGAGATCCAGTAGCGCAAACATTTTCTGTTGGTAATTTTGAACAACTAGATATGAATCTTAACAATAATAGATTTGGCGTTGGAGCAGATGGTGTTTTCATCTCTGCCATTGATCTCTACTTCCAAGAAAAAAGTCTTACTGCTGGTATAGCAATAGAACTTCGTGAAGTAGTTAATGGACAAATAACTGCTAGTAGAGTACCATTTGGATATAAAAGAATTGATCCAGCAGATGTTAATACTTCTGCTATTGGCGCAAGTCCTACTCCATTCTACTTTGATACACCTGTATATCTAAGAGGTGATAAGGAATATGCTTTTGTTGTTAAACCAGACGGTTCTGACCCTAGCTATCGGCTATGGATTTCAGAACTAGGAGGAACTGATACTGTAACTGGTGCTATTATTGATCAGCAACCAGCAGTAGGCCTACTATTCACATCATCTAATGATAGAACATATTCACCTAGACAAAATCAAGATATTTGTTTCACCATCTGGAGAGCAAGTTTCCAAAATGCTCTAACAGGATCACCTGTCTTCACAAACGAGAATGATGAATATCTAAATGCTACACAGTTCTCTAGCACTAGATTTAATATTGGCGAAAAGATCCGAGGTGAATCTATTATCAAGATGACCTCCGCAGCTTCACCTATTGCTGTAAATGATCTGGTTACGATTGGAGCAAATACAGGTAAGGTTAGACAGATTGTAGTTGCAGCATCTGTATCAGGATCTGGTGCGGGTTGGTTTAAAGTTGATATGAAAGGTACTGTGCCGGCGGGTGGAACTGTTACATTTACAACAGGCACTGGAACATATACAGGTGTAGTGAATACATCTATCTCCAATACAGCTACTGGCTTCATTCAATTTGCAGACCCTACACGTCAAGACATTGTAGCTAACGGGTCTACTGGAGGATTTACTTCTAATACTACCGCTGATAATGGTTTCTATCGTGGTCAAGTTAGTAATGCTAGTGCCCAAGTTTATTCAGTTAGAGATTATAAGTATGATGTTCTTGTACCAAAAATCTCTTACTTGCAATATGTAGACACTGATGTTACCTTTAGTGCTAATACTACAGCCAATAATTATACATTATCGCAAATACAAACTCCTGTAGAACCATTCACGGATAATATTTTTACTACTGGAGAAAGGGTTGTCGCAGGAAGAACTAAAGAACTAGCATCTACTGGCGGTGCTAAAACTCTTAGAATTACAGGTACTTTAAACTCTGGTTCAGATAGACTATCACCTGTAATTGATATTGGTGCTGCTAGATCAGTTGCACTAATTCATAATGTTATTAACGATTTAAGCACCCGCGAAATTGTTAATACTGGATTGGCTGCTGCTAGATATATAACTAAGAAAATTGTACTTGCCGATGGCCAAGAAGCAGAAGATCTAAAGGTATTGTTAACTGCATATAAACCAACAGGAACTGATGTCGATGTTTATGCCCGTATACAAAACGCAGAAGATACCGAGGAATTTGATGATAAACATTATACATTATTAACTCAAACTACTTCTTCTACGACGGTATCTAGTATTGTTAATACTGAGAACTTCTTAGAATTTGAATATGGATTTCCTTCTTCAAATGCTAGTTTGATGGGTGCTCATAAATTTAGTGGTAATAATAATGTTGTTAGATACTACAATAGTTCAAATGCCTATTTTGATACCTTTAAGACTTTCTCTTTGAAAATTGTACTAAGAAGTTCCTCGGGTTCACATATTGTACCTAGAGTAAAAGATCTCAGAGCAATTGCATTGCAGACATAAAAAATGAAAACCAATTATCTTAAAGTTGAAGAACATCCAGACCTCGTAAGAGATTCTCAAACTAATGCTATTCTAAATACAAATAATGACTCACTTTCAGCATATAAAAAACGTAAAAAACATTTCGTAAAAGTTAGCAATATGGATGATAAAATGAAACACATGGATGAAAGACTAATAAATATTGAAAACCTCTTATCATCATTAGCAGAGAGATTAAATAACTAATGCCTACATTATTCTCTGAAGTATCTTTAGCTAATACGTTCAATACATGGCGTGTTCGTACAAACGATTTAGTAACGCAAGTAAATAAACTTGCCAATACTACTGGTATGTCCAATGTTCGATCTGCTAATGCAACATTTACTAATATTATAACTCTTAGTGGTCCTATAACAGTATCAGGCAATCTTAATGTTACTGCTACTAAAACAGACATAGCATCCACTAATACAAATATTACTTCTAGTAATACTAAAATATCTTCGGCAGTAACATTTACTTCTACTGGTGCTATTAAAATTCCAGCAGGAACAACAGCCCAAAGAAGCAATCATAATTCATTAGGCCATCTAAGATATAGTAGCACACTTAATTCTTTTGAAGGTTATACTAGTTCAGGTTGGAATTCATTAGCTACTACAAGCTCAGGCACGTATGTACCTAATACTGCATTCCAATCAGCATTAGCTAATACCAATTCATATATTTCTACAAAAGCTGCATTAGAATTAACACATTTAGCCAATACTAATACTCAAATTGCTACCAAGTCATCTTTAGCTCAGTTAGCCAACACCAATATTTATATCGCAACAAAAGCAGGACTAACTACTACTAATGATTTTACTAATACCAATCAACAAAGATTAGGTGCACCTGTTAAAACTACTACTTCTAATGCTTATTCTTTAGCTATTACGGATGCTGGTTACTATCATCGAATAGCATATGCTAATACAAGCGCAAATCCTTCTACGGTTACTATTACTATACCTACTAATGCTACTACCGCTATTCCTGTCGGTTCTGAATACCTCTTCGTTCGTACAGGAGCTAACAC